GATATATTCTCAAGATTATCCTCTATCAATCGATCTAGCTTTTTGCCACGTCCTTGTTGGAATTCGTACAAATCTTTCGCACCTTCTTTAGTATATCCCTGTGCTCCTTGTTTCGCTGCTAAAAACGGCTCTCCGGAAGCTTCGGCAGGAGTCAGATGAAAACCTAGTTGTTGAGCGGCGTTTTTGGTTTCTTCGGCCTTACCCAAATCAAACGGTGTATATTTTTTAGTGGCATGCCTATCGGGAGTAGGAAACTCTTCTATGCCTTTTTTTAGTAATCTCTCTATTTCGGGGATACCTTTTGTAAATGCTGTTCCTGGCTGAAAGAGCACACTAGCTAATTCCCCTCCTAAGCGCGCTTTTCGCTCACTCTCATTTTTAGGGCTTCCCGTAATAGAATCGGCTATATCGGTGGCCACTTCATGAGAAAAGTAAGGCAAAGAAAAAGGAAAAATACTATCTTCATCTTTTGGATGCCCAACATTTTCTTCGCCATATTTATAAGCGGCATACTTTTTAAATGGATAGGTGGCTGCATTATATCCTACGGCCGGTAGATCCAAAAGCGAAGCCAAGCCGACCGGAATCCCCGTTAGGGTTTGTTTAGGATTTTCCGCCATACTTTCTATTACACCAGGAATCGCACTTGCTATTTCACCAGGGATTTGAGCCAATCTATTAGCTTCTTTTTTTAAATAAGGAATACCCGACAAGGATTCTTTAGATTCTTTCTTTTTATCTTCCGCCATATCACCTCTTGTAATTCGGATCTATCTTTCTTATTCGCTTTAATAAATACCCTTCGCTTGGGTCTCTTTTGCTAGAAACTTCGGCAGCATCACCTTTTTGTGGCTTTTCACCAAAAATTGCTTCTTTCCAGTTAGTCAGACTGTCTCTATTAACTGTTATATTATTGTTGTTATCTTGAGCAAATAGTGGATTCTGATTCACATATTTTGCCCAGGCGACTTTAAATTCATTAGCATTTCCCCCTCGTTTAATCCATTCGTTAGCGGCATCTGAGAATTCTATATCTCGCTGAGCGGAAAGCTCCAGATTCTCTATTATTTGACGATTGCCCTCTTCTGTATTGTCTACGTTAGGTTTGGTAGCCAATATAATCTTCATATCGTTATCACTTTGTGAGCCTTTTTGCTCTATGGCAATATCTAATGCCAATCGACTGGTAATGGCAACAAAACGCTCATAAGCTGCGGCCCTTTTTGTTTTAAAAGCTCTCTGCTGTTGATAGGATAGCGCATTAAAAGTCCCAGAAGAAAATTTAGGTATTAATAATTTTGCCTGTTGAAACTGCGGAAGCAATTTAGAGCTAGCTATACTTACATCACCCGCTTTAGTTAAAAACTCATCATTCATCTTTCTTTTTTCTTTCCGGACTTCCTTTTCTTCTTCGGCAGTTTCACGCCTGATGTCCATCTTATCACGCGGAGTAATATAAGGATTATTGGGATTTTGTGTTTCCGGCATAGGGGCTATGCTATCAGGTATAGGATTTTCACGTTGCTGTTGTATAAGATTGGCCATTCCGCCCATTCCTTGGCCACCCTGTGCATCGGGCACTATATTTGAAAGTCCCGTCACTAACCCATTTTGCTTGCGCTGCTTGACATATTCACCCGTGACATGATTACTGATAACGTTTTCTTCAGGCTGCATTTGCGCATACAAAGCTTGCTGGCGTTTAGCATCTTCTGCCTGTGCCATCTGTTGCTTATAAGTTATCTCTGCTGCAATAGGTAATGTATCTCCTAGGGATTTACCGCTGCCCGCTGCAATCAGCATAGCCAATCCAAGAGTATTGTCCGGAGTAGGCATTTGCTGCTGCTGTTGCTGGGGTTGCTGCTGTTGCTGCTGTTGCTGGGGTTGCTGCTGTTGCTGCTGTTGCTGGGGTTGCTGCTGTTGCTGAAGCTGCTGTTGTTGCCCCTGCTGTCTAGGCTCTCTCAAATAACTACCCAATAATTGACTTAACATAACTACCCACCGATTAGACCATTAAAATTAGTATTAAAATTATTCAAATAATTACCCAGAGTATTATTAGCAAATTTGCCTGCATTAGGTAAAATATTGCCTTGAGCATCCTTCATCTGGGTCTCAGGTATTCCCCCTATGCCACCCAGGCCACCTACAGCATTACCGATTGTTTTAAATATACCAGGTCGCGCTTCTACCGCTCCGGTATGAGAGGTTGTCTCGCTTTGAGGTATTAGGCTAGCTAAATTACCATATAAACCAGCTTTTCTATAAGGGGCTTCCTGCTGAAGATTGCCAGCTTGTAGCATTTGTGCCAACGTATCCGACCTGAGTCCGAGCGCTTCTTTATAACCCTGATATCCGAGATTAGCCGCACTATTTCCAAGATTTCTATTTTTAGACTCCATTAATTGCCCTAATTGAGTATTAAGTGCTGAGTTAGTGTTAGGCTTTACTTGAGAGCCTAATTGAGACGATCTATCCATTAACCACGATCTATCGGTTTCATAACCACGATTAATTGCATCTTCGGCATGCTTTTGTATCATTTGCTGAAATGGATTTGCATATGGTGCTAGTCCTTCCATTGAATAGTTGGGATTAGCATATTGACCAATGGCATTTTGCTGTGTTTGATTTAGCTCTGGAAAATTACCACTACGTGAAGCTAGATCATTAAGCATGTTAAAGAAATTATCCCATGCTCCCTTGCCTTGCTGGGGTAATGCATTATACCCTCTTTGAGTAGAACTCATATCAGGAGCTGCTTCTTCATCATTGCCCCCGAATAGCGAACCTGCTAAACTTCCTAGCGCTAAAACTGTAGCTGGATCCATATCTTTACCTTTTATTAAAACTTACTCTAAAATGTTGATGCACTTATCCTTACCCATTCTAACGTACCTGAATTATTAAGCAAAATATATTCGTAAGTCGGCGTAATTACTCGGTCATAGAGTAGGTCAACGTTTTTATTTATATCTGTGCTATTCGCGGGAGCGGTTCGATCAGTTCTAAGCCGCCCTTTGAGATAGAAAGCATTTAAAGTTTGCGTTATTGATCTGAGTTGATTTTCAAGTAAAGCAACGCGTCTGATTAATTCACTTTCTGAATTTATCAAGGGATTTGATCTATTAATTGAAGCATTATTAATCATATTATCTCACTGTAGTTTGCTTAACTTCTTCAAAGAACCTTTCAATACGAAAGCCAAATTGATTGGAGAAATTTAATACATATTGGCGTTGTCTGCCGTTAATCCGGGTTTCGATTTTTCCGGTAGTATCATAAACATTATATGCACCGAAAGAACGAAAGGATGGTTGGCCGTCATATTCTTTAGTTAAAACTGTAAAAGAATATAAAAGATTATTTTCTGGTACTTTTCCATAAGGTAACAAAACATTGCTTGGAATGATTCTAAATATCTGCTGCATGTAATCACCTTCAGCAATAAGGGCTGAATTACTACTAAGACTTCCGGTCATATTTTCACCGTCATCGCCATACACATCAAAGATTTCTACCTGATACAAAGTTGGTGCAATACTACCGTCGCAGCTTCCTGTTAGCATATATTGGTCGCGGTTTAGATTGGGCGGCGTTTCAGAGGCGGTACGGGTTTGAGTGCCATTAGTCCAATGCCCTTCTTCCCAATTCCAAATTAAATAATTGCTGCATTCTATATTGTTACCAAAGGGTGTATAAAACCATAATTCATTGAACACGGCACTTTGATGTATAAAAGAATGATAATAGGTAGCAGTACTTGTATTAGAAATAAACCACTGCTTCAAACTGTTATTAGGAATAGTCGAAACGATAGAGCCATTATAAATATAAAAATCCTTTTGACCCCTCCACGCCACGCAGTCATTGAAGGATACTATAGATTTGGGAGATAAAGCACCATCGGATGGTAGTAATGATGTTATTATCCATAAATCAGGTTTACCGACATAATACATCAGAGAAACAGAATTCTGGGTAAATAAGAGATATTGATTTTTAACATATCCATGCGCTATAAAAGGCTCGGCATCAACTACTTCCCCAGCAAAAGCGTTGGTAGTTACCCCAACATTCCAGGCTATAGCATTGTTAGTATCGGAAGTGGCGATACTATTAGGAACGCCACCCACTCCTAGAGCAACAATTTGATTTTGTGCAACGAATAAGTAATTAACCGCACTTGGAACATTAGCCGCACCTGATCGTGCAGATAACAAAGTAGGAGCTACGGTTACGTCCCCATTCCATATATAAATAGCCCCTTGATTACCAGGAGTCATAATTATGGTGTCGTTAAATAATGCAAAGAACCAAATTTGCGGATAGATAACGCCACCACCAAAAGGGTATCCCTGCCCATAAATACCTTCGCCGAAATCACCGCCTCCGAATCCATCAGGAGAAACCATCGCACAAGTACCCGCGGCTATTTGACCCTGTACGGTAGCATCAGAACCCCCACCACCGGTTACAAGAGCGCCAGCCCAATTAGTCGTATTAATTAAATAATAATCATAAGTATTGGTGGTTTGATTTCTAATCATAGTTTCTATATTAAGATCGGCAGTAGTAAAATTATCTACCTGTGCAGCGGAAGCTATCTTTACTCTATCGCCATTACTAAATCCATGTGCCGTTTGAGTTACGGTTATTACTCTGGTTGACAAAACTACCGAACTACCCCCCCCCGACGCGCTACCAGTAGCAACAGCATTATTAAGCGCATTTGCAGTAATAGAGGTTGCTGAAACCGTATTAATAATTAAGTCTCCGTTTAAATCCGCATTAGGTATACCGCCTGGATTTCCGGTTATTCCACTTAATTCAATAATGTCTCCGGCTACAAAAGTACCGGAAGAATAGCCAGCAATAGTTATAGTTACGACATTACTATTAATCACAGTAGTTATAGGATTAGCGGTAGACAGTGTTTTGAAATTTGTAGCCAGACTATTAGGAATTGCCGTAGTATCAGCAACTAAAGGGGTGATATTATATAAATCTCCACTTTCATAACTATAAAGTCCGTAATTAGTCCCTATTAAAAGGTGTTCAAATCCACTATTATCAATATAAGAAAAAGCCGACCTAGGACAGCCACTTATAGTTGCGGAATTATCAAAGTCAATTGAGACCCAGCCACCTATTTTTTGAGGGAAGTATCTATAGAATCTTATTTTATCAGCGTCAGACCACAGAAAAGAAGTATAGGCGTTATCATCTTTATTAACACCGGGTGGTATATCTATGGGGATTCTTTTTGCAGTTAGCATATTACCCCATAATGTATTCGGTAATTATACAAACACCCGCTGCGCCATTACCGGCGGTTTGGCTCATATTACATGCCCCGCCACCTGAACCGTAACCCGTCCCATTATTACCAGGACTACTACCATTAGCGACTTGCCCCCCTATACCAAGTAAACTTGAACCACCTGAACCTTGGACACCATTTAAACCACCGCCCCCTTGGCTACCACCCGAATTAATAATATTAGCTCCAGTTGCTATGCCAGCATTACCACCTGGTACATTAAAACCAGAGCCTCCCCCACCATTGCCACCAGGTGCAGTAATAAAAGAACCGAAAGTAGAAACCCCGCCATTCCCTCCGACTCCAGCACCAACCGAACCTAAACCCGCTACGCCTATAACAACAGCTTGCGACGCACCAATTTCAGCAGCAGTGAATATGGATTTACCATAACCAGCGCCACCACCCCCGCCCCCATAAGATGTCCCGCTTCCACTCCCAGCACCGCCACCACCGCCTGTTAATTCTGTAAAACATTGGATCATATCCAGGGTAGGGGTATAAGTACCAGAATTAGTAATTATCTGTACGTTGATTTGAAAACCCGTAAAGG